AAATAAATTGAATTTGTTCTTGACAAATGAGAACAAAGTCGGTATAATAGTTGTATGAAAAAAAGGATAAAACAATTTAATATAAGAAAGTGGACTGAGAACAAAGACAGTCGTAGAGCGAAAATTGCACAAAACATAAGGTTTTTCGCTGGACATCCATTGCCTTGGCTAGTGTTCTTTATGATAATTGTTTATGGGTTTGAACTATAATGGATGATTTTGCTGTAAGATTTATGATGGCGACATTGTATGTAATGATTGGGGGAAGCATCCTAGTCTGGGTACTAAATTACCTAGTAGAAGCTATGGAAGAGATTTCTCAAATGACAGCGGTAGATTACATTTATGGCTTGATTGCAATTGGAATCATCACTGCAGTTGCTATAAGTTTGTAAAAATAAATCAAATTAGTTATTGACAAACCTATCCAAATTGAGTATAATATACTCATAATGAAAAACATAATAAACAAAATAAAACACTACTTTAAAAGGAATAAAACAATGGCAACATCAAACTACACAGAAGCAATGACCGAGAAAATGATTGCACAATACAACGCTAACCCAACAAGAGATACAGTTGATATGTTAGCAGAAGAACTTGGCAAGAACGCTAGAAGTATAATAGCTAAGTTATCAAGAGAGGGAGTGTACCAAGCACAACCAAGAGTAACTAAATCTGGTGAACCAGTAGTAAGAAAAGCAGACTTACTAGCAAGCATCCAAGACACATTAGGAATTGAATTACCTTCCCTAGTGAAAGCCTCAAAGGCTGACCTCCAAAGATTGATTGACACAATCTCACAGTAGAAGTCAAGGATTGATTACCCTAAGTAATCATTATTTGTCAGGAAATAATTTAAAAAACTTCTTGACAAATGATTAGAATTTCTGTATAATATCCTTATATTATGAAAAAAGAGAGAAATTGATGCGAAGGCATCAGGTTCTCTCCCCGAGAGGGGTCAAGGAAAATGATTTAAAAAACTTCTTGACAAATGGTTTCAAAGTTAGTATAATATATATTCAGAAACAAAATAGAATGAAAGTAGCTGAATAAAGGAAAAAATAAATGATTTAGCATTGACCTCTTCGGAGCGAGCGAATAAATAATCCTTCAGTTGCTTACCCAGTGAGGCGTCACGTAAAAAACTGCCGTATGCTCTTTTGATATATATGAGATTGCGTTAATTGAGAAAAATGTCCGCTTTTGATACTCACTATGTGAGATACCTTCCGCAGCAAGGAGTGAAACATAGTCGCATGAACCTATGCGTTAACAAGTTGAGGGGCTACTTCCGATAAGACCAGCGAACTTAGTACATAGTACGAAAGCAACGGCGATAAGCGGAGCATAACGAACCAAAACGCTTAGGCACTTTATCGAAAGTATAAAATCGGTTTGTTTTACTGCATTAATGGACGTTACGAGCTTCGGCTTTACTAATGCAGAGGTAATTGAAAGGGTGGCTTATGACCAGACAAGCAATCTAGAGTGAGGAAACCACGCTTGTAGATTAGATGCGATTCAGCTTTAGCTGTCAAATCGAAAAATACTAAGTAGCAAACCCACTCCTCAGGGAGTGAACTAGGGTAAGGAGTTAGAATACAGAGAACTCCACCGCTTATCTGCGAGGATATCCCACGCCACCTGTGTAAACAGTCGGAGAGTAGGGTAAGAGGGGCAGAAAGCACTGACATGATAACGACAAACTGCAGACTTGGAACAGTATAAAAGCTAAGCGTAAGGAGAATGGCAGTCGCCCTGTCGCCTACTGAATAGTAGATACCTTATAGTCAATAGCGTTTGGACTTTAAATAATGCAAACAGTGGATAGGTTCGTGAGTAATTCCGACACGACCACTTTAAAAATACAAAAACTTTGGTGGGATGCTTCGGTGTCCCATTTTTTTATCCCACGATCATTCAGATCAAAATTTTCAACATTATCTTAAAAAATTTCTTGACATTTTTCCTGAACTCCTGTATAATATATGTATATAAAAAAGGAGAACCATGACAAAATTAGAGCAACAACAAATAGAGCTTAATAAAATAGTAGACCAAGACTTTGGAAAAGTAGCCGTCATATTAGAAGGGCGAGATACTGCAGGAAAAACAGGCACTATCCGTGAGCTAACACACTATTTGCCAACAAGTAAGTATTCTATCTCTTTGTCAGCAATGCCTTCTCAATGGGACATGGCAAACTGGTTAGAAAGTTGGGAAATGAAAATGCCTAACGACAACCAGATTGTATTCTTTGATAGAAGCTGGTACAGTAGAGCAATGGTACAAAAACTAAATGGTTGGTGTACAGACTCACAGTACGAAGACTTCATGGCACAAGTAATGCAATGGGAGGCCAACCAAGATGTAACCTTTATCAAGTGTTGGCTAAGCATCAGCGAAGAAGAACAAACAGCAAGGATTGGAAACAGACAAGTGTCTCCTCTCACTAAGTGGAAGTTCTCACCGAATGATGCAGTTGCTTTATCAAAGTATGATCAAATGACACTACTAAAAGAAAGAGTACACACTACATGCGGTGAATGGCACAACATTGACTACAATGTAAAAGCAGAAGGCAGGCTTTCTCTCCTTACAAAAATAGTAAATACTTTAAAATAGTTCTTGACAAATAGAATAAACCAAGTATAATATACTTATAAATAAAAAAGGAAACTACATTTTCCGAATTGAATGAATGTAGAGGTCGTAACTGAAAGCGTATTGGAAGATGAAAAGACTTCCTCTAATTTAACAATATAACAGGAGAGCAATATGCCAGTAAAATTCAAACCAAGTGCAAGAAAATATGTAAGAGGCGTGCCAGCAAACAAATTACCAATGGAACACTTCTACATGCACACAATGAAAAAAGAAGAACTCTTTGAGTACATAAACTCTAAAGGTTCAAACATGAAACCTAAAGTAAGACAGAAGTGCGTAAACGAACTTCAACGTAGAGGTATCAAAATAGAATGGGTGGAGGTGCAGTCATGAAGTGGAGCGGAACACAACACAAAAGCCATGTAAAGAAAACAGCACAAGGCGACTCTCATAGAAACATCTCTGCGAACAAGAACAAAAGCAAGAAGCGTTCGTTCAAGAAGTACAGAGGCCAAGGAAGATAGTGGGAAAACTAATTAAGTTTCCCAGTAGGAAAACTATCCAAGACAAAGATATAGTAAAAAGTTTACATATCGAAATAGAAAATTGCGAGCAATTGCTAAAAGAAGCGTTGGAACACTTAGAGTATCTAAACGAAGAAATAGCAATGCTCACAAAAGAACATACACAGTTACTAGACGATTTAATAAAAATAACAGAAAAGGAAGAGCAATGAGAAATTATAGACATTTTGCCGTAGGAATGAATGCAAACGGCAGTACAATAAAAAGAATCTTCAAACCAAGAGAGCTAAGTGCATACGTAGAACAATGGCACGGCAACCCAAGGTATGAAAACCCACGCTACTACAACATAGAGTTGGCAGATGGTAGAGTGATTAAAGACACAGAGTTAGTAGTAGAACTACCAATGTCAGAGGTGCTACACTAATGAGTAAGATTAATGATTATGCAAAATTTGTAGACAGCTGCACATCAGAAACAAGTAAAGATACTACTAAAATGTGCGACAGATTAGACAAACTAATGGGCGAACACACAGTATTTCAAGGAAAAATAATAGACTGTGAGATAGATATGGCAAGATTGATGACTGCATTGATCGGCATGATGGCAGAGTCTGGAGAGTTTGCAGAAGTAGTGAAAAAGAAAGTGTTTCAGAACAATACACAGTTCACAAACGACGAGATTTTTCACATGAAAAGAGAATTAGGTGACGTACTTTGGTACTGGGTTCAAGGCTGCATAGCTTTAGGATTCACACCTGATGAAGTAATGGACGAGAATATTAACAAACTAGAGAGTAGATATCCTAACGGTTTTGAAATCATACGCTCTGAAGTAAGAGCAGAGGGAGACATCTAATGGAAATAATTGAAAGAATACTCGCAGTAATAGGATTATTTACAACAGTAGGAGTTTTAATAAGTGCCTACTTTATAAGGGAGAATTTAAAATAATGGCAAATCATGTATATTTTACAATTGAATTACAGGGAATCGAAGATGACCAATTCAATGAGAACATAAAAAAGGTCAGAAGCAAAAGAGTAGACTACGAAGGTAATCCATACGAGTACGACGACTATGACTATATAGAAAATCAACCATTCATGGGTAACACTACTAAATCTTTTGACAAAGATGGAGACTTAGAAAACGCATATGACTGGTACTGTAATGAAGTAGGTGCTAAATGGTGTAACGTTGACGAAATGCAAGACTGTATGATTAATGGCTACAGTGCATGGAGACAACCACAAGAGTTAGTATTAAATCTAATTGAGTACTTTGCTAGTAAGTATGATACTGAAGTAACAGCAAGTATGACTTATGAAGATGAGTTTAGAAACTTCATGGGCAAACAGTATTTTGGTTCTGATAAAGAGCAAGATGAAGGCTGGTATGCTTGGGAAGGAGACTACTACGAGACTGATGGAGATGAATTAGTACAGGAATTTAATGAAAGATTCCCTGACATAGATACAACTGCAGAAGACTTTGATTGGTATGACGAAGTAAAGATTGGTGGAGAGGTTATATACCCTAACGAAGTGTTAGATGAGATAGCAGATAACTTTTGGAGCAGGATATGACACAGTACTCAAACTTAGTAGAAAAACGAAAACTAATGATCGAGGCGGAGACATGGGGCGAACAGATTGAGTCCCATGACTACCAAAAAGGTAAAGGCTACTTTATTTACTACAACAATGGCAAAGTAGTAAAAGTAGTAAATAATAATAAAACTATAATTAAACTGCCCTCTAGTGTGGAAGATTTAATTGACAATTATGTAAGGAGTAAACAATGCTAACATTAAGTGAAGGACTAAGAATTGCTGTCGAGCATGATTATGAGAAAAACGAAGCATTAGGCATCATCAAGAAAGATAATGTCAGAATTTTAATGACCAGATTCTTATTGGATAGAAAAGAAGTGCTAGAAATAGTAGATAATCTAACAAAAGATGAGGAAGATGAACTAGGAGAGATAATATGAGTGCGAACTATACGCAAGAGCAAGTAAACCATATGGTAGAAGCATACACAGCAAACCCAGAAAGAGCAACAGTAGATATGTTAGCTGAGGATTTGAATAAGAGTGTAAAATCTATCATAGGTAAACTAAGT